ACTGCAAAAGCTGCTTCGGATGCCGCCGCTGCTGCAATCCCAAACAATATTATTCCGATTAGCTCTCAAGTACCTACGATGAATGCTGATGGTACCAATACTCCTGGGAATGGTATTGCCGCCGATGGTTCAATTCTATCGTTCGCTACCGCCGCTGCTGCAATCCCAAACAATATTATTCCGATTAGCTCTCAAGTACCTACGACCAAAGCCGCTGCTACCGCTGCCACCCGCCCCACCAACGCCGCTATTGCCGCTGCCGCCGCCGCCGATATTGCCGCTGCCGCCAAAGCCGCTGCCAAAGTCGATGTAGCCACTAAAACTGCAGCGGTTAATGTGATAGCTCAATTGGCATTAGAATTAAAATCAACAGCGGCTTCAACTTTAGATAATCAAATTAAACAAACTATTTATAATAATGTAGATTCTTCTGCTAAAATCATTCAATCGACATTAGGTAGTAACGCAACATTAGCAGTTAAAGATAAATTCTTAACCGATATGGGATTTCAATTGCAAGATGGTTTAGTGCAATTGCAAGCGATTTTAGCAGAACCTAATAATGCGTTATTAAAAACTCAAATGCAAATATGGAATGATAAAATCACTACAGAATTGAATTCGCTAACCTTAATTATAAAACCTATATCAAAAGAAGATGCCACTAATGCTACATCAGCGTTATCCTCCGCAATCGGTGTATTAAATTCTACTAAAATATATATGTCTATTGTCCCAGATAAATCTATTACTAATGCGATAACTATCGTAGACCATATAAGCACAACACAGACTACTATCAATACAGCAAAGCCTAAGTTGCAAGTAGAATTAGATAAAACGTTAGTTGACGGTAAAACGGCAGTTACTGATATTAACACTAAACAAGTTGATATAAACACTAATGTTCCAACTATAGCTGTAGTATTAGACCCTTCTGTGAAAACTGCTTCTGATGCACTCGATAGTCTTATAGGAAAGCAAAACCAGCTTAATAAAGCGGTTGCTGATTCTGCAGCTACTACTGCAAAAGCTGCTTCGGATGCCGCCGCTGCTGCAATCCCAAACAATATTATTCCGATTAGCTCTCAAGTACCTACGATGAATGCTGATGGTACCAATACTCCTGGGAATGGTATTGCCGCCGATGCTGCAAACCCATCGCAGATTTATGGCCCAGTGTTAACTACCGTTAATACACCTAATCCAGTAATTAGTAATAATAATGTTCTTTCAGGATTATCGGTAAGTGACTCAACGTCGGCTTATGGCCCAGCGCATAGTTATAACCCATCGCAGATTTATGGCCCAGTGTTAACTACCGTCAATACACCTAATCCAGTAATTAGTAATAATAATGCACAAACAGTAACCGCTGCTACCACGTCAGCAGCTCCGCCACAATGGGCAGTTGACGAATTAGCAAGCGCGAAAGCGTTTATTGCAAACAATCCAACCTCGCCAAATATCGGCAATGCTCAGAGCGTGATTGCTAATTTAACCAGTGCGATTGCAACAAATCGATTCGCTACAGGTGGTGTATTTACCAATGGGATTGTTGACCGTCCAACCAGCTTTAATATGGGCGTAATGGGTGAAGCTGGCCCAGAAGCAATTATGCCTTTAGGCGATGTGAACGGCAAACTGGGCGTTCATGTATCTCAAGCATCTAACGATTCTAATATGAATTCTGAAGAAGAGCTAATTGAATTGAAAAAGCAGAATCAATTATTAGCCTCACAGAATGCTATTTTACAAGCTGGTTTCCAACAGTTATTATCGGCAGCTAATACGCAAACAAATCACCTAGATAACATCGATTCAACAACTCGCAAACAGGTAAATAGCTAATATGTTAAATATAACTCAAGGTTCATGGATTGCAACAATTAACTGCTTAGATGCAGCTAATAACCCTACAGTAATATATTTCTCAGATGATGGATATAAATCACCTGACGGTAGATATTATTCATCTCGTATGAAACAACCGGCTAAAGTTACTATTACAGGTAATGACGGTGGGTTATTAGGTGTGATGCAACAATCATCCATCGGAGAAATAGAACTTGATAATACAGATGGTAAACTAGATTATTTATGTGATTATAAGATTGACGGTAGAGATTGTACATTGCAATTAGTATTTAACAGAAAAATCACTACTTGGTTTAAAGGTATGGTAACACGGTTAAATCAACGAGGTAATAGCGTATTTATCACATTAAAATCCCTAACTGAAGCGTTAGATACACCTTTAGTTTTAGCACGCTATGCTGGTACTGGTGGGACTGAAGGCTTAACAACTGACATTATGGGTACTGTTAAACCTCGTGTGTATGGTAGTGTGATAAATGCTGCACCAGTATTATGCTTTGCTACATCAGGCGTGTATCAAGTATCAGATTTAGCAACGACAATAATTACGGCCGTTTATGATAAGGGGGTAGCTTTGACAGCAGGTACAGTTATGCCTGATTTAGCATCATTATTGTCATCACAAAGATGTATGCTAAATTCGACAGCTGTAGATACATCGCCAGCAGCTCAAGTATCGGGATATTATTCAGGTACATTTACTTATACTGGAGGTATAAGCGGAACGTGGGTATCTTCATCAACAATAAACACTACATCGCTAAGCATAGTCTTAACTACTACAACAGGTATGTTGCCAACAGTAGCTTCACCCTATACAACAGGATTTACTTTTACATCTACAGGTAGTCATATATTAAATACCGTTACAAGCTACTTAATAAATACCTCGGCACTACTACCAGGAACGTATGACACATTTCAAGGCTACTTTAGATTAGGAACGACTGCTGTCCAGCAAATAACTTGTTCTGCGTCTGACACATTATCTTTAGCTGGCGATATATTTAAGCAAATCGGCAATAGTGTTAATTTTTCAAGTGGACAACGTACAATCGGCGAGCAACCTATTGTATTAAACGATACATTGCATTACTATCAAATGTCAACTGTGTCAGGTACTATACCTGCTTATAAAATAAACAATGTGTACAATGACGGTGCCGCTATGACTTCGAGTGGTGAGTATGCGACGTTAGCTGATTTTAATACGAATACACCACCTCCTACATCAGGAAATTATAAAACTTATCGAGGTTACTTTAGAATTAACCTCGTTGGTACTCTAGGTACTGTGACATACGATTCATTTAATAATGTAACCAGTGAGACAATTTCAAATTCTACAGTTGGTATTTCTGTAGATTTGATAAATCACATCTATGTGATTTCAACAGATATATCTGATATTCAAGCGTATAAAATAAATAATGTTTATAATGATGGTAATCCTTTAACATTCGGTGTAGAACGTATAACGAATACGTTAAGCACCATTGCACCAACGGTAGGTACTTATGATACTTATGCCGGCTATCTAAGAATAAACCCACAATTGCAATCAGCTCCTAATCCAAGTACGGGGGGTTATGACCCTATCGTATTAGGTAATATCACTTGCAGTGCGACAGACTTATCTGTGACTTACGCTACAACCTATTCGCTTAAAGTGAATGAAACAGCTATAACAGGCGCAGTAGCTATATTAAATACTTGCGGTGGTATTGGAATATATATCAATTCAGATACTACCGTTCGAGCAGTATTAGATACCATTCTAAAATCAGTTGGAGGATTCTGGTGGTTTGGTGATGCTACTAATTCACTATCCTATAATTCAAATTTATTAAACGCGGCATTATACTCATTACCGTCAGTAATACCTGACTTAACTGTAAATAATTGGCAAATTACGGCTGCCGAAAGGACTGCTATTGCAGTAGCTCCGAACGGATTACCTTTTTATAGCGTGTTAAGTAATTACAATAAAGTTGAAACTCAACAATCAGATGTTTTAGGTGCAACCACCGATGCTTGGCGTGCGAGAGTATTAAAAGGTTCTATTATTAAAGAATCAGCCGACTTAAATGTAAAATTATATCACCCTCAAGCAACTAGATTAACGTTTGAATCAGCTTTAAAATCAGACACAGATATTTCTTCAGTAACTGACAGATTATTATTGCAATTTAAATCAAGATGTGATATAGTTTCAATCACTTGTTATTTTAGCAGTCTGCCTAGATTAACTCTTAACATGACAATTAAGGTATTATACAACCGCTTAGGTTATAGTCAAGGTGTTTCTTTTAGACTTGTTGGATACGAATTAGATATTAAACGTAAATCAGTCACAATGCAACTAATGGGATATACAATTTAAATATGAGTTATGTTATTTTTAAAAAGAAATTCATTTCGCAAATACGAGTATCTAAATGAGTAATGTAGCGATTGCTTATTTATTAGAGGGTATTTAAATGAGTAATGTAGCGATTGCTTATTTATTAGAGGGTATTTAAATGAGTAATGTAGCGATTGCTTATCCAAACAGAATGTTAGAATTAAAAACTTTACACAACTGTGACTGGCAAGACAATTCTATTTCACCATTAGCTAACATCGAAACTCCTATTTTATCTGAAACTGGACGTACTTCTGATTATAATGGTGGGAGTTCAGCGTTAGATAAACATTGTTCATTTGGAGTTTCACTAGCCAATTTACCTTATCGTACTTTTGGAGCGATAGGATTAGTTAATCACAATCTAACTATTGCCTCTAAAGTTAGATTTATAGTTTTTAACGAACCACCGATTGCTTATTCAAAAAACACATTGGCGTTTAATTGGGTAGGTGGAACAGCAGTAACAATCACAATGACAGTTTCAGTACCTACTATTGCAATAGGTACAAAACTTAAATTTTATGCTTGTAGTAGTGATAAAGCAGATACGTCATCAGGTGAATATTTTAGGGGAACGGTGTCTGCTGATTCACTCGGAAATCAATTATCAATTACATTTGATGGTGGGACTGACGGACATTTTGGTGATATAACATCCCCAATCTACTCGCTATGGTACATCGGTTATGGAGCGCAAACTGGACAAAGAGAATCTCTTATTAAAAATACTCCGTTGTGGGTAAATGTTTGGAAACGTATTTATCAAAGTAATTCTGAATTTTTAACATGGAATTCTAAAAATTTATGGGGTGGTACAATTGAAGAAGAACAGCGTTTATCATTTACAAAGATAAACATTTCATTTTTAAAAGACTCTGTTTCTGGAAATCAGCCTGTTGGCAGTCATATTCACATAGATATTAACGATACTGATGTATCTTTAATGACTGATAAATTTATAGAATTAGGTAGAGTGTTTATCGGTCAATACTCACAACCAACAATAAATCCTGAATATGGCGCTATTGACCATAACTTCATAGATAATTCAGAATTAACTACTGCTAACTCAAGTACAGAGTACGCTTACGAAAAAGCAAAGGCAAGGATTGTTTCTGTGCAATGGAATCATCTAACTGAAGATGAGGCATTTGGTGGTATTTATGAAGCTAGTCGCTCACAGGGTATTACACGCGAAGTCTTATACGCTTACGATGTAGATGATACTGGTTCGTACCAATATGCACGTTCATTCATTGGACGATTTACACAATTAAATGCAATTACTATACCTAATCCAGGTCAGTATGGCGCATCAATAAATTTAAAGGAGATTTTATAATGCTTAATGAGGTGCAGAAATGACGGTTACCGTAGTAGTACCCACTACTATGTCTAGTGACGGTACAGTCCACACATATACAGACGATTCAAATGCTGATACTGGTTTAGATGGAGGTGGTCATGTTACGCGATTACTACCGTTGATTTTAGATACTGTAAGTATTGCGAATTATACCTATAACCAAATAACAAGTGTTTCTAGTAATGTCACATTAGCATCACAATGGGCTTCACAGCTCACAACAACGGTTGATGCTACGAGTTACAGCGCGAAACAATATGCGTTAAATGCGGCTGTCAGTGCAACCCAGGCTGCACAACAAGCCAACACACTCACAGCGACTAGCACAACGAGTGCGTTAATAAGTACGGATTCAAAAACTTTTACTACGCAAAGCGGCGAGCAATTTGTAAGCGGTCAATTTGTCACAATTGCATCTAGTGCAAATCCTGCAAATTATATGTATGGACAGGTCACATCTTATTCGACAACGCAACTCATTGTTAATATCACTGCAATAGGCGGGAGTGGCACATTTGCCGATTGGAATATCAGCTTAAGTGGCATCAAAGGTGATATTGGTGCAACGGGCGCGGTGTCAATTTCGATGCTGACTTATGCTAACCGTGCTACGTTACGCACGACAATCCCCACGAACGGTAGTTTATATTCCGTCGAATCACTCGGTATTTTTAGATATTACAATGCAGTGATTGAACCCGACGACGACGAAACCAGTTTTGTCACGGCAAGCGGAACGTGGTTAGTTGAAAATCCACATTGGGATTTAATAGACGCGAACCAAACGATTGTTGATTTTGAACAAGATGACCGCGTCGAAAACGTTGAAACTCGCACAACAACTCTTGAAACTTTCACAACCCGTTTTCTAGTCGGTACTGCAGTTAGCTCAATTACTTCGGTTGCCGCCGTTTCGCAACAATCATTCACAGGGGTAGTTATTGGTGCAGCTATTGGTGATAGCGTTATTGTTAATCCACCTAACGCACTCACGGCGCATATTTCATTATTTGCGCGTGTTACCGCAGCAGATATCGTCACGATTTACCTAAACAATCCCTCGGCAGCAACAGCAACGTTAGTTGCGGGAACTTTCAACTTAACAGTCATTAAAGCGAGTTAATTTATGCCAGCACTTAGAGCTTTACGAACAATGAACGCCATCGAAGCGGGAACGCTTACCGGTGCAGCCCTGCAAACTTATCTATCCGATGTCACACTCGGCGCAGGGCGATTAGCTGATTTCAATATGCTTATCAATGCACGGGGTCATGCACGCCGAGTTGCAGCTTCTGCAACAGCGATGACAGCTGTAATAGCATCAAGTACCGCTATGACAGCTGTAATAGCATCAAGTACCGCTATGACAGCTGTAATAGCATCAAGTACCGCTATGACAGCTTTAAATGCAAATGACCAAGCTGTAAGGATTTGGATGCTGGCAGGGACAAATCAGGTTTATAGCAACTTTGCCAATGTGACAGCCGTAGCAGCATCAAGTACCGCTATGACAGCCGTAGCAGCATCAAGTACCGCTATGACAGCGGTAGCAGCATCAAGTACCGCTATGACAGCGGTGTGGGCTTCAAATACAGCCGCCGACGCAGTGCTAACATCAACAACAGCGCGACTTGCTGTTTATAACGCCGATACCGCACTCGCCGCCTTGCAGGCCAATCCAACACAGGTTGCACGTCAAATCGGTATCGGGACAGGGCGCGTCGCAATCGCCTCGGTAGCATCAACACCATTTACATATGTCGCAAATGGAACGAAAGTTATCTTGCTTAGAATGTGGACAACTGGCGGTAGCGAAGACCCGTCGCTTAACTTTGCACGCGGTTATACAGGCGCAACTAACTCGACGACAGCAGGTATTATCTTACCAACTACGGGCGAGAATTTGGGTAAAACTACGGTTGCGTTTGGTCACACAACGACTTACGCAAATAGTGGAACTTATCCTTCGACTTCAAATGACAATGCCAACGTTGTTGCAGCCGCGAATGGTTTAGCTCGTTACACTTGGTCAATAGTTGGCAACACAACCCAAAACGTTATCTACATCACGGTCTAAAATATGAAACTTATTATTGATAAAACAACAAACGAAACCATTGCGACTACTACAGACGTAAATTTTCAACCCGATGCGACGCAAATCATGATTGATGCGCCAGCAAATTTTGACGCAAGTTTGAATATGCGCGATTATCAGTTTGACCCGATTACGCAAACGGTGACTTATGTGTTGGGGTCAGCAAAACCGATTGTGTTGCCAGTTTAAATTTAGCCTAACAAAAAAGCCCGCTAAATGCGGAAATATAAGAGTTTAGAGCGTTCTGCTCAAACCTGAAGTGGAACAGGTTAAATCCACAATTATCGGAGTGTATATTATGGCTGATGTAACAACACCAAATATCTTTGCAATGCCAGCTCAAGGCGGTATTGATTCAGGTACACTCGCATTGTTAGCTAATAAAAATAATGATAACTCAGGCGTAAATTCAATCATGCCTATTGCAGGTTTAGCATTGTTGATGAGAACAATGTTTCCTGTAACTGACCCTGCTTTAGCAGCTAATGCAGCTTTGAATCACAATCAAGGTGCAACTGTAAGCGAAGTGCAAGGTATTGTCAATGGTATTAACACAATTCAGGACATCGGTGCAGTACGTCGTGAAGTATCTGAAGTAAGTAAAGAAGTATGGCAAGCTGAAGCGGCATTGCAACGCGATATTGCATCTACGGCAGCAGCTCAAGCTAATGCAGGATTAAATGCTCAAATTGCTAACTTACAAGGTCAAGGATTATTGGCAGCTAGTATTGCTGAAAATCGTTATGTATCTTCTAATGAAGCACATGAAAATGCAGAAGCTGTAATTGCAGCGGGTAATGCTAACGCAGTAGCTCAATTAGCAGCATCTAATATGTTAGCAGCAGCATTGAATCAAGGTCACGCGGCATTAGCAGCAGGTATCGCTGAGGCTAAATACGATACTACTATCACTGTGATGAATGATGGCGATAAAACTCGTACAGCTATTGCAGCCTTAGCAGCATCATTGCCGAATGCTCGTGAGTTGGATTTACAACGTCAATTAGCGGTTGCTCAAGACTTAGCATTTGAAAGTAGATTAAATCACCGTGTTGATTCTGGTAACACGATTGTGACTACCAATGTTAATCAAAACCAAGCTCAAGCACAGCAACAACAGCAGTTGCAAGCTCAAGGGTTGTTGTTGAATCAATTAGTTTGTGATTTACAACGTAATACACAATCTACTATCGCTATTGGAAGTACCTTAACGGGAAACGCCCAAACGGCGACCAACGTTCGCCAGTAATAGATAAAGGTATTCGTTATGGACTTACAGAAAACAACGGAGCAACGCATAGCGCAACTCCAACTCCAATTAGCACAGCAGACTCAGCAAATGGAAATCCCATTGCCGACAGTACAGCCTCCGGTGAAACAGGAAAGTACAGAGGAAATGATAAGCCGTCTATTGGACGAAAAGTTGTCAAAACTGATCCCCGTAGCGAATAACCCTGTTACAGTAGTAGAAGAAGCTCTAGCTGAACCTTTAGATTACGGTACGCAATTACTGATAGCTATCGGTTCAGCTATCACAAAAGAACAACAGATGTGGCTTTCAGAAGTAGATAATCAAATGGGAATCCATGGATTCTTGAATACAGCTGACGGTCAAGCTATTACCCGTAGGTTCTTTAAAACCTACATTGAGCATAAGGATACAAAATGCAAGTAATTCACACAGTTAAATGTTTAGATGACGAGGTTTCAGCTTTATTTGACTTAGCTAAAAAAGCAGGTTCTCTTGAATTGGACACTACTAATAATACTGAGGAAAAGGCAACAATGACTGCTAATTTTGTTAAGCAGTTTGACAAATTATTAGCTGATTACACAGACCAAGCGTTTAAGTATGGTTATAACGAAGGTTTGAATAACGCTAATGTTAAAGATACGGCGATGTATAAGCCTGTATAGTTGATTAGTTAGTATCAAGAAAACCCGTCTGGAATTAAAACTCTACGCGGGTTTTCTTATGTAATCGCCAAATTTGGAAATAAATACCTTACACGAAAGTATACTTAATCTACAACAACCGTTTTACTATCTGTTTTCTTATACTGCTCCAGCCATAAACGCCAATCACTTAAAAAGATATTTTGTGCTTGTTGTAATGTTAATTTACCTTTACATAAGTCACGATGCACACCACTTTCTACGATGTCTTTATCTGCAGAAGCGTTATTTCCAAATCTAGGTTGCGCCCACAGATTACCTTCTGCCGTAGAATTTCCACCTGAACTTAACGGTACAAAATGGTCTTCTTCGTAATGGGTCATATCTTTATCTGTATAACGCGCATCAGCTAATTGTTTAGCCTTTAGCTTATTTGTATAACTTGCAGGAGGACGAATAGTTTTCGTCCAATTAGGTACACAAACTGTCGTGTTTAATGTAGCTTGAGTAACGTCAGGGTTTAATACACCTGGTGTTTTAACTCTATCTAGTAATGAATCGTCTGCTGATGAGTTTATAGCAAATACTAACCCTGTGATAAATAATAATTTTTTCATGTTAATTCCTTGGTTTAATTTAAAAGCAGATACAACTCTGCTTTTGATATTTAAGCAATACTCGTTTTAATAATTTGAGATAGTTTAACAGCTCTCCCCTTAACCTGTCGTGACCATTTTGACTTAAGCATCTCTTTTGAAGCCATCGTCGTCTGATTATGCTTAATGTGATATAATGTCTTGCTAAATCCAGCTAAACCGCTTACACCTAAGTTATATCCCATGTCCAATAGCACATACTGTGACTTATTGGGAATTTTATTAAACCAATCATAATTAGCAGATAATTCAGTAGCAGTCTTATTGCACATTCTGACGACTAAGCGTTTAGCTTCCACTTCTGAGATACCTGATTTTTTGTATCTATGAATAGTCGCCTTAGGTAAGTCTAGCGGGTTACTTGTAAGAGAATAACCATTGCCAATAGCCCATCCATTGCTGTCTTTGTACATTTTATGACGGAATCCTTCATGACTAATTACGCCCGATACACACGTTGTCAATACTAAAGCACTAATCATGGTGATTACCTCGTAGTTTAGTACCTTGATAAATCAAATCGTTTATTTCAGTAGTAAGTAGTGCGTCTTGTTTGCAAATATAATCTCGTATCGCATACAATTCAGTTAGTTTAGTATTGATTTCTTCAAGAGTCATTTTATTGGTCTCGGTTGTTGAAAGAAAGGGTAGTATAGCAGGTTTAGATTAAGGTTTTCTTAAATTTTAAAATTGTAATTTTGCGGCAATAAGTCCCATTCTGAAAATCTTTACTATTGTAGTTATTGCATTCGATTCGTAGCATTTTAATGTTAACTCGACAGCACATACCGTTTCAGTTTTCTGTTTTGTTGGTAATCCAGTCAGCATATAGACATCATGAATCATAACGTCTCGCATTGCAGAGTGATATTCTTCGATACCTAATTCTTTAAATACTTCTAAAATTGTTTTCATTTTTTAATTCTCCAAAATAATTATTAAAAAACCCGACTATTAAAGCAGGCTTCTGTGCAAATTAAAGGTTATCCAAAGCGTCTTGAATTCGCTTTGTAGCGATGTCAAAATAACCTTTGTCCAACTCACAACCTATGAATCTACGGTTGGTGTTTAGGGCTGCGATAGCGGTCGAGCCTGAGCCTACACAGTTGTCTAGGACTGTCTCACCTTCATTTGTGTATGTATTGATTAAGTATTCAAGCAATGTGACGGGTTTCTGTGTTGGGTGTAATCCTACCTCTATATTAAATTTCTTAATAGAGCTAGGATACCTTAATTCGTTATTACCATTATGATTAGAATGTTTCATTTCAAACCCACCTATACTTAGCTAGTTTCGCTTGTCGCATTTTTTCAGCCATTAACTTGGCTTCTTCGAGCGTAGCGTGTACATAATCTTTGCCGAAGAAGGTAATCGCTTTGGACATCGGTAAGTCAAACTCTCGAATTCCTAATTTTAATGCACAACAGGTAACATAAATTGTCATTTAAAACTCCTTGTAAAAGCTACTGCGGAATTGCAGTAGCTTGTTGGATTATATGGCGATTACGGTGTATTGTCAGGTTAAGAATTAACACCTAACGCTAATTCTAACTTGTCATCATGCGTTTCTGGTGTTAAATCATCAAAGTCAATATCAGGATAAGCAATCTGAAATGCTTTGATTGGATATAAAACTTGATAATCAAAGCGAGGTGATGGTACACGTTTAACTTCTAAACCTAACCCAATAGTAACACTTTTCAACGTCCGCCATTTGAAAGTAGATTCGTGTACTCCAGCATAACTAGCGGCTCTTAGAATTGATGACCAGCCAAACTCGTTATCGATAATCGTTGTGAGTTTAGCAACCTCAGCTTCAGCTTTCGCTTGATTCTCCAAAGCTAACTGTTTAGCTTTTTCAGATTCAATTAAGGCTTGTAGGGCTTCGATATAGTTTGTTGGTAGTTGTTGTTTCAACTTCTCCTCGCAATCAATAAAGTATTGTCTAACTTCATGAGATTTTTCAGATTTAGATGACATCGCTAAATGTTTCGCCATTTCAATAGAAATTGCAAAATCTTTAGATTTATTACCGTTCGACATCGTGTCGAAGGCTTGCCAATCCTTACCTTCAAAGAAAAATTCATTTTCTTCAATGTTCTTTTTAAACCATCTTGCCCACTGCGATTTATCAAGACCTAACTCAAGATATAAATCTTTCATCATAACACCATCAACTTTAGCTGTTGAAAACTCATACTTCAAAATATCTAACTGCATTTTTACTACTCCTATAAAATAAGAAAACCACTCAATACTACATCTCGCCAAAGATTCTAAATTTATTTAATAATTTAGACGTAGTGTTTAAGTGGTTATAAATTTAAAACTTTGGCAGAAATAATACTACTAGAATGTTAGGTTTGGAGTCAAGTTAAATCACCATGATTACTAAATTCTTTATGTGTCAATTCTCTAGCCTCAGATAGTGCATAAATAGCAGCAGCCATAGTTAGCTAGTTTCGCTTGTCGCATTTTTTCAGCCATTAACTTGGCTTCTTCGAGCGTAGCGTGTACATAATCTTTGCCGAAGAAGGTAATCGCTTCGGACATCGGTAAGTCAAACTCTCGAATTCCTAATTTTAATGCACAATAGGTAACATAAATTGTCATTTAAAACTACTTGTAAAAGCTACTGCGGAATTGCAGTAGCTTGTTGGATTATATGGTGATTACGGTGTATTGCCAAGTTAAGAATTAAGCCTTAAAACTTCACTTTGAATTTTTAACTTAAACTTCTTATCAAAAAGTTTCTGCAATCTTTCTTTACGAGAATATCTTTCATAAACGCCTTCGTCCATCATTAAGGTATTTGCATTCTGTAAAAACGCAATAGCTTCTAATTCGACAGGACTCAAATAATCTCTAATTGAAGATTGATGTAATGGGATGTTATTTTTTACTTTGTAACCCTGTGCGGTAATACCTAATGCAATGATATTTAACATATCAAACTCAGACGAGTGGTCATAACTAGATATTGAAACTCCATTTTCTCTGGCACAGTTATCCCATGCCTCAATCATAGGATAGGCTTCCTCTCTCGCTATTTGACGATACATTGTCTTAGCGTTTAATTGTGCTGATAATTCCTTCAGCGCAGTTTCACAGTTGATAAAGTAGTTTCTGTAGTCATGTGCTTTATCAGTATCAGACATCATTGATAAATGTTTAGCAAAATCAATTGAAACTATATAATCATTGGTTTCATTACCGTTCGTACTCTGTACTAACGTCACCCAGTCCTTGTTTTCTATGAAGAATTTGTTAGGTAGTATGTTTTTCTTATACCACTTAGACCAGTTAGATTTATCCATACCTAAGCCTAAATATAACTCTTTAGCTGAAACCGATTGAACATAGCTACCGTTAAGATGTTGTATTTTAATATCAATTAAATCGTTCATTTTACTACTCCTCTAAAATAAGAAAACCACTCAAAACTACATCTCGCCAAAGATTCTAAATTTATTTAATAATTTAGACGTAGTGTTTAAGTGGTTATAAATTTAAAACTTTGGCAGAAATAATACTACTAGAATGTTAGGTTTGGAGTCAAGTTAAATCAC